TCTTTGATCTTGTCGGTCTTGTCGTCGTCGCCGGTCGCCTGGAGGCGGAACCAGCGCCGCGTCATGTCCTTGGCGATCGTCTCGCTGATGCGGCGATATTCGGTGCGCTGCGCCAGTTCGGACAGATAGGGGAACCCGAGCCACGCCATGCCCTCGGTCAGGCCGGAATACCCCGACAGCTGCATCGGGTTGTTGATGCTGTCGAACGCGAAGCCCTCGGGCACCACCCCTGGCATGGGTCTCGCGGGCGCGAACAGCCGCCGCGCGTCATCGGGCGCGACCGGGCGCGTGGTATAGAGCTGGAGCGGCGTGGACTCTGTCGGCACCCCACCGTTCATGGTGGTCAGCATCTCGTAGAGATCCTGCGCGTCCATGGCACGCGGCGGGACCGGCTGTGGCGGCGGCGATGGCGGGTTCTCGTTCACTGAACGAGAACCACCGTCGTGCGCCAGCAGACCGGCGAACAGTCCGGTCAGAAGGGTCATGAGCGACATGGGGCGTGACCCTCCTTCAGGGGAACGGCGACAGATCCTGCGGTATTTGCATGCCCAGCTTGCGCAGCTCGTCGACATCGAAGCGCATCGGTGGCTGTTGCGCTATTGCGTTAAAGCAACGACTTGTGGCGTCGGCATCGTCATCATGCGCGCCGATCGGGAAGTTCTCCAGTTCGGTGAACCACCGCTCGTTCCAGCGACCGCGCAGAACCAGGATGTTGCCGACCTCGGCCTGCGCCGAGAACGGACCGAAGCGCGTGATCTTGTCGCCGGTCTCGGGTGAGCTGAGCGCGGTATAGCCAGCCAGCATCCGCACCATGGCCGCGACCTGGGCCTTGCCCGCCTGCCCGGGGTCCTGTGGGATATCTATGTCGCACTCGTAACCATCCGCCGTCGCGTAGTTCAGGACGCGGCGCTCGACCTCGGCGGGCGTGCCGCGAAACGCGTCGGCGTGCAGAACGATCCAGCGACCGTCGTGCATCAGGCCGATCTTCGTGCACGCCGTCCAATCCGGGTCCGCGTAATCTTCCTGCTCGCTGGCCGCGAGATCCCAGCCGCGCACCATCTTGGTGCAGACCGGCATGATGTCGACCACCTGACACCACGAGCGGTTGAAATAAAGGCCCGCGCTTGGAACGATTTTCCAGTTGCCATTGAGCAGCCGCTCGCGCTCGACCGCTGGCAGGATCATCAGGTTCGACAGATAGTTCGGGTCCGATCGCGTGAGCGCGGGATTGTCGGCCAGCTTCGCCGAGATGAACGTGAGAGACTTGATGGTGTTCTCGGCCTGCCCGGTGGCGCGCATCGCGTCGCGCTTGCTGTCGAACCACATCAGTTCGTCGGCGGCGCCGCGCGTGAAGTATCTTACGACACCGGATCGTTCCGGTATGGGATAACCGGTCTCCGGGTTGATCCACCATTCGATCAGCTTCGCCACCCAGGACGTGGCGTCGGCGTTGCAGGTCGCGCGGATGTAGGGGCGGATGCCGGATCGCGAGCGGTTGCGCGAAAATAAATACCAGAACTGATACGCCGTGAATGTCGTTAATTCATCGAAACCAATGAACGCGCATTGCGCGCCATGCCAGTCCAGCACGGTCGTTTCATGTTCAAGATGAGCCATCTTGACCATGCCCGCACCCGGCCAGATCCACTCGAAACGATGCGATATCGGAACGGCGTCGGCCAGCGGGTAGAGTTTCATCGACTCCGACCAGAGCCCGCCGGGACGACGTAGGTCGACCGTGCTACGGCGAAATACGACAGCATCGAAGCCCGCGACCGTGGAAGCATAGCGCATCGCTTCCAGCAGCAGCGCGAACGATTTCCCAGAGCCCGCCGCGCCGCCGTAGATACAGACGTCGACCTCGGCGGACAGGAACGCCTCCTGGGGTCCGACCTGCGGACGGATGTCGACGTCGTCTTCGGGGCCGTCCAGGGTCGCGCTCACGCGACGTCCGCCTGAGGCATGTCGTCATCCTCGACATCGATCGCCCCCGACGTGTCGGGCCGGTCGCGGCCATTCTCGGGCAGATAGAACATCACCTTGCGCCCGTCCCGGTCGGCGTTGGCGGATGCGGCGGCGAAGGCGACCGCCTCGGCGGCGGCGTCCTTGCTGCCCAGGCGCCACTCGGCCCCGCCGTGGGTCATCAACCAGAACCGCGCCGCGTTCATATTGCCCTTCAGCGCCTTGCGCAGCACGGCCACGCCGACGCGCGCCACCATCTGGTCCCGGCCATGCTGGATCTCCTTGACGAAATGCTTGTCCAGCGTGCGCTCGCCGATGTCCAACGCCATCGCGATGATTTTGCGCGGCACCATGTTGGCGGCGAGCATCGAGACCACCTCGCGCTGGCGTGCCGTGGGCACGAATTTTGACCGCTTCACATCGATGCCCGGGATCATCACGACTCTGGCGTCCATCTGGCCTCCAAAATTATCTTGACATTGTCGGTCAAGCGCATTAAGTAGGTCTCGCAACCAAGGAGACCTGAACCCCATGACCTACCGTGATGCCCTGCATGCTCTGGCGCTGGCGATGCCCAGCCTGAGCGAGCGGGACGCGGCCTTCGCCCGGTCCCTGCTGAAGCAGGCGCGCAGCCCCTACAAGGACGCCGTGCCGCTGAGCCAGAAGCAATGGGAATGGGTGCGTAAGCTGGCTGATAAAGCCGCCCAGGCGCCCGCGGCACCCGCCGCGCCGGTCGCGAGCTTCTCGCCCATCGTGGACCTGTTCGCTAAGGCTGGTGGCAAGTTCCCCGCCATCGTCTTCCAGGCCGACGACGGCACCGCTTTCCGGTTGTCGCGGGCTGGCGCCGCTTCCAGCGCCCCTGGAACCATAAACGTGACCGACACCGCCAAGGGGTTCGGTAACCGGATTTGGTTTGGCAGGATCGGGCTGGACGGCGCGTTTCAACCCTCCAACAAAGTGGCGCCCGCGACCATGACCTCGGTCACCACCGCCCTGGCCGCTTTCGCCGCCAACCCCGCCGGTCAGGCTGCGGCCCATGGCCATAAGACTGGTTCGTGTTGCTTCTGTGGCCTGACCCTGACTGACCAGAGATCCGTTACGGTTGGTTATGGACCGATTTGTGCTGACCGGTGGAATCTACCGTGGGGGGAGGCGTCATGATGGAAGAGTGGCGCCCGGTCCCCGGCTTTCCATATGTCGAGGCAAGCAGCCAAGGGCGTATCAGAACCATCACCCGAGTGGTCGAGGCGAAAGCCTCGGCTTATCGCCCAGCCTACACCCGCACAATCGGCGGAATGACCCTCAAGCCAACGCTCTACAAGGGTGAGCGGTATTGGATGAACCTTCCTGGGGGCCGGAATGCCCGTGTTGCCCAGCTTGTTTGTCTCGCCTTCCATGGGTTGCCGCCCGCCGGGAAATCGTTCGCGCTCCATCGCGACGGCGTCGCGACCGATGACCAGCCCAGCAACCTCTATTGGGGCTCACACGCCGACAACATGGCGGACATGGTCGCGCATGGCAGGTCGATGCGCGGCAAGGGGGGCAAACTGACCGAAACCCAGGCGATTGAAATCAGACGTCGCCGGGTTGCTGGCGAAAGCGGCAAATCATTGGCGGACGAATTTGGCGTCAGCCAGCAAACCGTCTGCGGCATCTACAAAGGCCGCGAATGGAGACATTTATGATCATCTTCGCACTCTTGCTGATCTTCCTGGCGATCATCTTCCCAGGCGCGATGCGCAACATCGTGATCGGGGCGTTTTTCCTGATCGTCATCGCGATACTGCGAGCCAACCAATAACCAAGGAGACCTGACATGAAAGACACCATCGACGACGCGCTCGCCCTCTGGAGCATAGGTCGCACCGTCGCGCTGGCGATGGGCCGGGACTACGCGCTGCGCTATGCCCAGAACGGCCTCAACACGCCGTTCGTGCGCGACAACTTCCTGGCGGGCGTCGCCGACAAGCCCATCGTCATCCCGGTGGAGGCCTGACATGGCCGCGAAACCAGAACCGTTGCTCTGGCTCTCCGACTCTCGCGGGATCTACATTCCGCGAGACTTCGCGAAGTCGTTCACCGATCGATCCAAATCGGTGACGAAGGTCTCCGACGAAAACTGGGCCATTCTCGACGTTGGTCCCGACCATGAGTTTTACTGGGAGGCGTGGCAGGAGGTCTGCGACCACGCCGTGATCACCGACGACAAGGGGGTTGAATACTTCGTCAATCAGGACGGCGACTGCTGGCTGATCCCCAAGGGGATGGACTGGGACGACGAGAACGATGGCTGGCACTGGCCGGAAGAGGAGGACGCCTGACATGGCCGCGAAACCTGAGCCATTGGTCGACCCGAAGAGCCATGAACTGGCCGCGTATTTCATGGAGGATTTCGGCGGCGGTAA